GTTCAAGCTCGATCCCGTCGGGCTGCTTGCTGGTGCTGCGGGTAACGGCGGGTTCGGTCGCCGGGGCGGTGGCTTGGTCCATGGTGTGGCTCCTGGTGGTGGCGCCCTCGGCGGGCGTGGTGGTATCGAGTGCGATGATTCGGTATTGAGCGGCGGCGGCGGCTCCGTCGTCGGCAGCGCGGCCCAGGCCGACGGTCGCGTCGGCGGGGATGTCGACAATGGAAATTTCGAACGGCGTCCAACGCGTCACGCGGTATTCGGCCGGTCCGCTGGCGCCAGCGCCTTTGGTGAGTACGCGCTCGTCGATTACGTAGCCAATCGACACGTTGCGGACTAGGCCGTCGACAATGTCTTGCCGGAGGTCGGCGATTCCCGCGCGGCCGCTCAGGGTGATTTCGGCGTACAGCCGGCCATCGGCGAGCCAGGCGCGATCGGTCGCGCCGATCATGGCCAGCGGCGTGTCCCCGGTGGCTGCATAGCGGTCGTGATTGGCGAGGACGGCCGCGCCACCATTGAGACGAGACAAGTCAACCTCGCTGTCGGCGTGCCCGAGGATTTCCACCCAAGGCTCCTCCCATCCGCTGTCTCGCAAATAAGGCGTTTCGGACGAGACGGACAGCGACAGCGCGAGGCGCTGATCCGATGCCGCGCGGTCCGCAATCTCGCGGACCACCAGCGTGGCTGGCACATGCCGATGCAGTGCACCGACAACACGAGAGCGCGCTGGCGCCTGGGCAAGGGTTGCAGAATCGTTCATGGCCTCGATTGTCAAACGGGTCGAAGTTTTGAAATAGGCAAGAAATTTCGCCGCGGCCTCTTGTCGGCGACGCTATCGTCGGCAGCGTCGCCATCAGGGTCTGGCGCTCCCGCATCCGGAGCGGCCGCGCTCGCCGTGGGCAACGGCCCGAACAGCGCAACGTCTGCGGCGCGCTCGGCGGCGATCTCGTCGGGGTCTTCGCCGCGCGCCATGATGATTCGGCTGCGCGATGTCAGGCCGTTCTGAAGGTTGGTCTCGTCGGCTTGCGATTCCTTGACTGGGTCGATACCCTGCCAACGGCGCGCCTGCCAGGTGGCGGCGGCGAGGTAGTCGGGGAGTCTCGAGACTTGCAGCCCGGGAGTCGCCGCGGCGAGGTAGGGGAGAACGGTCTCAAAAACGTCTTCATGAAGCCAGGAAATCAGGCGGGACTGCAATTCCTTGTAGTGCTCGCGCTCGTCGAGGATGCCGACGCGCGCCGAGCTGTAATTGACGTCCGCGAGGTCGTTGCCGATCGAGACATACGAGGCGCCCTGAGCGGCTGACCAGCCGCGCACCTGGCTTTTGACGTACTCGGTTGAGTCGATGTTTGGCCAGGGCGAGTCGTACTGCCGGAAATCGTAGCCGCTCGGAACGGTGTCGAATGTGCCGGGGACGGTGGTGGTGTATTTCTCGGCGCTGGCGGTGATTTGCTGGATTTCGTCCGGGGTGAGCACCTTGCCGGCGGCGTGCGCGGCATCGAGGACGGATGACACGATCTGATCGGCGAATCCGGGCGGCGCGTCGCCGCTTGGGCTGACGAAAAAGCCGAGGCGCTTGGCGCTGTTGGAGCAGGCGACGGCAGCGGCGTCCTCGAAGTCGTGCAGCATGTGCAGGCGGCGCGCGCCGATGGCGAGCTGCGGCACGCCTCGAATCTGGTCGACTTCCTCCACCAGAAAGCGGTGGCGGATTTGCTCGGCGGGGATGCGCACATGCGCGCCGACAGTGCTGGAGTCAATGCCCAGGTCGCCGGCTTTCGCGGCGCGCAGCCAGTAGGCCACCGGCTTGCCGTCGTCGTCGATCTCGACGCCCATGCGCACGCGGCGGCCCTGGTACTCGCGGCGCACGGTGACGTCGAGCAGCGTGGGGTCGAGGAGTTGGAGCTGAATCCTGAACGGCCCGGCGCCGGGGCGGAATCGGTAGAGGATTTCGCCGTCTGTCGCGAGAGACCACAGCATCAGGGTCTCGATTTCTTTCCAGCAGAGGCGGCCGGAGACTTCGCAATTGCCGCGCTTGCCGAACCTGGCCCACGCGGCTTCGAGGAGCGCATTGGCCTCGCTGTCGAGGGGAGCGGTGCCGGCGGCTTGCTGCCGTCCGCGCGCGGCCTGGCGCAGGCGCATCTGCAGGCGGATGCCGGCGGAGCCGAGCACGTTGTCGACGAGTTGGATCCGGTAGCGCTTGGCCCACTCATTGTTTCGCCCCAGGTTGCGCGAGCGGGCGCGCATCGCCGGCAATTGGTTGTGCAAATCCTCGTTGATGCCGGCGGCGGTCGTCGCCCAGGACGAGACCCATGACGGCGTTTCGCCAGCCTCGAAGCTGCGCGAGGCAGTGCGCAGACAGGCCAGTCTCGCCTGGTGAGACTGCGCGGCGAGGTGGCGCACGGCGCCGTCGATCCACGCGGCGCGATCGGCGGCGGTTTCGCGCGGCGCGCGGCGGAAGGGCTTGGCGAGGAGGTCGAGGAAGCGCATGTCGTGGGCTCCTGGTCAGCCGCGGTAATAGACGGCTCGCCGTCCGCCTCGCTCGATCGCGACTTGGCGCTCGTAGTAGGCAATGAGCTCGGCAATTTCGGTGGTGCTGCGGAATTTCATGCGGCGGTCGCCGATCTGGTACTCGGCGACAGGGCCATGTCCGGCGGTGCAGTAGCTGGCCATGGCGGCATTGAGGTCGTCGAGCGCCTTGACGTTGGCGCTGCGGCCGTCAAAGGTGGTCGCGGTGGCCAGGTTGGCCGCGATTTCGATGGTCTTGGTTTCGAGCGAGACGCGCTCGGTTGCCGGGCCGGCAATGGGGCGCTCGACGAACACAAACAGAGTGGCGCGGCCAGCGGCCCACGCGGCCGTCACGGCCGCGGCGAGGTTGACGGTGTGCTGCGTGCCGACGCCGGCAGCCGAGAAGCTGACCGGGCTGCTGCCCGTTGTCCAGAGAATGCGGTATTTGAGTGTCCAGCCGTCAGCGGCGGAGTACTCGGGGAGCGAGCGCGACCAGGCAAGGGAGTCGCCGGCGCGGATAGAAAGCGGTTCGGTTTCGGGGATGGCCAGGGTCATGGGGGGTCATGGTGGCTGACCCTGGCGCGCGGGAATAGGCAAGAAATTTCGCCGGGCGGCCGACTATGCTCGCTTGTCGATCATTCTGAGCATGTGCTTGACGTGGATTGAAAGGTCGTCGTCTGCGCCAAGGTCGAACGGCCGCAGAGCGGCGCGCAGAGCGTCGAGGTCTTGCGCCTGGTGAATGGCTTGGCGGACTCGAGTCACGCGGTCGAGAAGTCTCGAAAACTCGTCGGCAGCGACGGCGCGCGCTCGCCTTGCTCTTTCGATCGCCTCCTGGTTGGTTTCGCCACAGCGCTGGACCATTGATCGGTCGCCAGAAGCGTAATCTGGCTCGGTGGCGCAGCAGGCAATCGCGCTCACGCCTTGCAGGGCAATGGTTTTGATGTTTTCAAATCGTGTTGGCATCATTTGTTCTCCAGTGGTTTCTTCGGCAGCCCACGGAACTATCGCCGGTCATTGATCAGCCCGCTTGGCACGCCGCCTTGCGAAACGCCAGCGATCATCTCATTTTCGATATTGTTCATGGCATCCAACAAAATGGCTTTTGCAACATCGTCGCCGAGGCGAACCCCGCGCCTTGCTGCCCACGCCTTTATGTCGGCTATAGCGAGATTTTCGATTTCGTCGGCACGACGAGGATGCGGCGGCGGCGTTTCTTCGCTCATGGTTGCTCTTTCTCTTGCGCAAGGCCGGTTACGCAAGCGTTATGGGTTGGCAGTGGTCTCAGGTGGCTGCTCGGGATCCAGTCGCTTTCTTCAGTTTGTCCGATTCCAAGATAGGAAAGCTTATACCAACTAACTTTTACCCTCGGACAAAGCAACCACCAACTTACAACAGTATTTTCATGCGCAATCACGACGCCTTCACTCCCTGGAATAAATCGGTCTGTGACGCGGGTACCGATATTGAATTCCAAAAGTTCTTCTCCGCGTAAGTTGCACGGGTTCGCTATTTCGTCTTTACTCATCAATTCTTCCTATTAAAAATGCGCCATAACATTTCATTCGAAGCGACCTTCGCGATAAAGCCGCGAAGGCGCCTCAATTCATGCGTTCGGCATCACCTCCGCGCTTTCTCGATCGCTGATGCCGCAGCGCATTCGGCCGCTTTGCGTCCGTCTTTGTCCAGTTCAATTGCCATGTCCTGCACGGCAAGCGCAGCGGCGCCCGATGCCAGCCCGAGATTCCTGAGCCTGTCCGCAAATTCGGTGATTGCCGCGGAAATGCGCTTTTGCAGTTTGGGGTCGATTTGTGCCATTTTGTCACCTATCAATCGTCAAAAAAAAGTTAGCCCAGCAAACGCCGTTCCGGCGCGCCGACTTTTGCGTTAGATGCGCTGTTTTTCATTGTTGTGCTTTACGCGCGAAACCGCAAGGCACGCATACCCAGCCTTGCTGCGCGCCATGGCAATCGGGTCGTCGGTGCGCTCGTATGGGCTGACTTGTCCGCCACCGAGCAGTACGGCGATGTCGCGCATTGCCGCGTCAAGCCACATTGCCGTCTCCCGCTCCTTGCGCAGCGCATTGTCGAGCGCGTCGAGCGTTTCGGCGGCGAGGAACAGCGTGGCGGCTTCGCCTCCTCCGGACTCCATGGCAAACGCCATGGTGGCGAGCTTTTCGGCGAGGCGCTTGACGCGGGCGGGGTCTGTTTCGGTAGTTTTCGGCATGGTGGCGTCCTTTTGGCTGGGTCACTTGAACAGTTGCCGCAGTTGCTGCACGCGGCGCACGCTGACGCCGAGGCGCAGGGCCAGGGCGGCGGCGTCTTCTTCAGCCGCCGGCGCGGCGATCTCGCGCAGCAGTCGGCGCTTGGTGTGGGCGGCGATGTAGATTCGCGTCGCGCCGTGC